TACACCACCAAAACCTTTGATTGGTTCTCCTGCTGGTCTAATTTGATTATAATCAAACTCAACATGTGGAAGTCCATGAAAATAAGATTCTAATAACAATCGTAACGATTCCACCCAACCCTCACGAGTATCTGGTATCATATAAATTTCTTCATTCCTATCACGATTAATACCTTTAACTATAATTTCACCGGCACCCTTTACATCAAAACCAACTCCTACTCCTAACATTGAAGCATCCATCAAAAAACAGAATGCTTTTGAATAGTCGTCTTTAATCGTACCAGTAGATACGAATGCACAGTTATTTAGGGCGGCATATAAACCTTTTTTCTCAGTAATGGGCGTTCCCATAGCCCAAAGACCTCGGCCGGGTGGCAAAAACTTCATATTGAAAATTCGGTCATACATTTCTTGTGCTGACCGTTGAGCTTGCCACGCGTTCCACCCTAATTGATGTGAATCAATCCATTTTTTTTGCATCGCATATGTACCTTCTACAACACGTTTAACGGTTTCCCACCATCTCTCATTTTTTCCGTTTTCTTTAATACGAGAGTAAGTTCTCATGTAAACTAATTCACCTAAACCATTAAATCCAAATGGCGGTCTCTTTCTTTTGTATTTAGATATAAAATTATCCGATAACGTAAATTTTTTACTCATTCGATGTGCCTTATAAACTTTAAATATCAACAATATATGTGGGTTGTCACTAACATAAATATTAACTTCATACCCATTGTTCCCATTGTTTTATGGGATTTTCCAATTTATTTACTCTTGCTTCAGCAATTTTAAAATATTCATCCTCTCTTTCTATTCCAATATAGTTTCTACTTAATGAAACACACGCCATTGGTGTTGTTCCACTTCCCATAAATGGATCTAAAACTACATCATTCTTTCTACTACCTAATGTAACTAAATAACTCATCAAATTTAATGGCTTTACTGTTGGGTGAATGTTCTTAGTATCCAACCCATCGTTCTTTTCTTTCTTACCAGCCTTAGTAACAACCAAAAATGGAAATGTTTTTTTAACCTCATCTGGCAATTTAGTCAATCTATTGTTCCACCAAGCATCCAAACTATAATATCTACTAAAACCACCCTCATCATCATAAGTGTTTTCATCACTATAAATTGCTTTCTTTGGTGTGTATAATAATTGGTCAGGATTATCCTTATTATTCTTTGGACTTCTCTTTGCACTTTTTGTTATAGTGCCATCATTCAACACATCATCACTTACCAATAAGTTTGCTGCAAATCTACCAAGTGGTGATGCTTCTGCATTATCATCTACACCAAATCCACTTGACTTAAATACCGTATTTTTTTCTCGTGGTTTTCTTTTTATAATTTTAACTTTTTTAGTAGCCTTCTTTCCCCATAAATTTCTACCATCTTTGGTTTCTGACTGGTCTGAATCTCCAAATGCTGAAACTCGTTCATAATCTTTTTGTTCCACATCACTCATACCTTCAAATGGTATTCTACAATCATCCAACCAAGTTACACCTTTTCCATTATCGAGTGCTTGGTCTACATAACCCCCTTTCTTACCCAATGGTTTCATTGCCACAATTACTATTTCTACTGCTGGTTTTGGTTGGTATCCTGCGTAACTTCCTTTAAGATTTTCTTTTTCGGTTTTCTTACCAACATTCATAGCCTTTGGAAAACCTGTAGCGTATGTCCAATAGATTGGTGTGTATCCTACTTCAAATCCAACTTCGTCTAACATTTGTGCCATTCTGTATTGAACATCACTTCTTGGTGCACTCATTACGAATGCAAATGAACCAGGTTTTAATACTCGTAGGGATTCCTCAAATATATCTTTAGGTGGCAACATCTTATCCCACGACTTACCCATAAATCCATACCCATAAGGTGGATCTGTACAAAGTAAATCTACTGAATTATCTTTAAGTTTTTTCAACTCGTCAGCACTATCCCCCTTGACTAATTTATTTTTTAAAGACGAATATTGGCTCATATTTGTATCCTGCTCCCATTACACTTGATAATGTTAATTCTATCGTTTCTTCTTGTTTAAATCCCAACTCTTTTGAAATCCTAACGGTTTCTTCTTCAATGAATTTGTACTTTGGTGTATTTGCTATATTTATCAACATATATTTATTCGATTTTAATCCACAGTAACAATTTTCAATTGTTTTTCTCAAAAATCCGTTTGTCCATTCTTCTTTAGTTGGATATTTCTTATAACTTTGCGTTTCTTCATCTGAATATTTCTCTGTATCAAAATATGGCGGACTTGTAAAACATAAATCCAATGATTCTTTGTCTGGTTGAAAAACTTCACTTCCTAATTTGTGTATTTCAACTTTTTTTCCCAAATATTCAAAATCTTCCTTTATTTTTAACAACCCATCATAAGTTTTGCTTGATGGTTCAGTTCCAATATAATGTTTTCGTGAACTTGCCAAAAATCCAATCAACCTACCACCCCAACCAGCACTCATATCCCAAATCACATCACCACCGAACTTCTCATATATTAGTTTGGCTGCCGTTGGTCTGAAATTACTTACAGATTGAGTTCCTGTGTAAATCTTTAAAGATTGTCTAAGTCTATTTTCGTGAAATTTATTTTTTTCCATTTCTTCTTCACCCTTAAAGTGTTTTAAATTCCAATTCCAACACTTACGGATAGTTGATTTAAATTTATCATCATCATTGTAAATATCCATTGGTGATTGTTTAGCACCACCACATTTAACTTCCCAAAAATGTGGAAAGTATGTCCAAGCCAACCGTAAACAATGCATCGTCTGAACGATTTCATTATTAATGAAAATACTATCAACATCAAATCTCTGTAACTTTCTCATATGAGTATGTTTTTCATCTTCACGAATTTTATAATGAGGAAATCCATGTTTTCTATAATAACCAAATACCACTTCAATGCCATAATCAATATCAACATTACTAATATCATTAATAACTCTTTCAAACTCTAAGTCGTCTATGTCGTACCCAAACGTTTCTGATAATACTTGAGCATTAGTTATCAATTTCTTCACCTTTCATCAAATCATCATATCTCTGTGACAATATTTGTTTAGTTTGGTTATCTCTATTATTAATTTTGTGTTGAACATCTTTACCTTGAATTGATGTCGATTCAAATAACTCAATCTTACCAATATTAGTATTAATACGTGCCGGATAGGTTAACCCATCAGGACCAAACCGATTCTTAATAACATGAAACCTACCTGTATTACTTATCTTATCTTCTATCTTACGACTCAACGACATAACAAAATCTGCTGTCATTACTTTTGCATAACTTTCTGCAACCCTTGATGCCTCAATAACATCCTCATCAAGAGCACTTCTATTGGCTTGTGATGCTGTCCATATTGGAACTTGCAATTCACCGGCAAGTCCTCTTAAATCTTCATAGATGTTTCCAAGAGCATGTCTCATCTCCCGTGTCTTATGAACATCTCTCATAATATCAGCATAATCAACTATTACCATATCTATCTTTTCACCAAAAGTAGTAGCCTTCTTTAAATGAGCAGATAAAGTATTAACAGTACAAGATTTAGTTGGATAATATTTAATTGTCAATTTACCATCTAACTTAAATAACTTTTCCATCACTTCTTCTTTATGATATTTTAAATTCTGACCCTCAAATCCAGAAAAGATACTGTCATATCTCAATCCTACGTAAGCTTCATTCAATTCTAAAGTATAATGAACCACATTTAATTTTTGACTTATAGCATATGCCCCCATAGCAGATAATACCCAAGTTTTACCAATACCAGCAGGTGCTACAATAACTCCCAATTCACCGGCACCCAATCCACCTTGCATTAACTCATTTATTATATCCCACGGTGTAGGTGATGTTATTCTTGCAGATTCTTCATATCTAGCATCAATATCTTGTAAATAATCATGACCTAAATTTCTTTCAACCCCAGCTCTCATCGCCGTATCAATTAAAGATTTTATTTCGTCACTATCTCCGTCTCGTTCTAATATTTTAGCTGATTCAACTATAGCATCCTTTAATACTTGTGATTTATGGAAATCCAATGACTTGTCTTTAATATAATCAAGATCAGCCGATTGCATATTTTTAAATATTTCTTTTAATACATCCTTGACATTAACCTGTAATAAATCAGAATCTATTTCTTGGATTTTGATTTTAAAGACATTCATAGTAATAACATCTTTATATTCGTTGTAATATTCTCTTATTTCTTTTATAATCCAACGAAATGCATCATTGCTAGTATACTTCTCATCTAAAATATCTACAATTTGTTCTAAAAACAATTTATCAGTAATCAAACAAACTATAAATTTCACTTGAAAACTAAATCCATATTCAGATATTGTTTTTGTTTTATTCATTATTATTCCAATACCTATCCAATATCATAAATTCAGTAACCCAAGTATCAAAATTTGGTATTTGTCCCCACAATTTATCTTCAACAAACAACCTCTGAAACTTATACTTAACCAACTGTGGCACTACAGAATGAATTGCATCATTTATCTTTAATTTAACATGATTCGGTATTTCTGGCTCATTCAACTGCATCAATAAATAATTTCTCTTAATAATATATTCACTCTCATTCACCATTTTTGATACTCGTGTTGCTTTTGTCTTTGCTGAATCTAACAACATCATAATATCAAAATCCTTATCCTCCGATAAGATGGGGAATTCTTTTATCAAACTTTTTATACCTACACCCTTGACTCCAGGAATGCTATCTGATTTATCACCATCCACAACTCTACAAGTTAACATATTTCGTGGGTAAATACCAAGCTCTTTTTTAACCAACTCAGCATCATACGTTATTTTTTTGGTAGGTGAATAAAGTTCAACTCTATCATCAACCAACTGTAAAAAATCCTTATCCGTAGACATAATTGTAGATTTAGAATCTTTTAAAGTGACATTACTAACATAACTGATTACATCATCTGCTTCAAGATTATCAAATGCCAGTAGAGTCAATGGGAGATGTTCTAAATACTCTATTAACCTACCTATCTGCAGTTTCATCGATTCGTGTTCATCATGTGGAGATAACGTCCAATCCACATTTCTATTAAGGCGACTTCTTACTTTTCTACCACCCTTATATAAAGAAAATATTTTCTGTCTTGGCTTAGACCCATTTTTACCATCAAAAACAATCACACATCGGGTAGGTTTAAACTTATTGATAGCAAATCGTATGGATTTCATAAATCCAACTAAACCACCTACATGAGAACCATCTTCATTCAATGATGGATTTATACTAAAAGCTCTAATAAATGTGTTTAACCCATCTATCAAAAGTACATGGTCATTTGGATGTCTTATCTCAGGTATCTGAGATAATTCTTCTTCTAAATCTTCAAATCGTCGGTTTAATAATTTACGGTCATAACCATTACTCATCCGCAAACTCATCACTCGTGGAAACATCATCTATTCCCAATTTACCGGAATCATATTTTAATATGACTTTTTCACATATCAAATCATAAGTATATTCCTGAAAATCTACATCTGCCATGATGGATTCAAAATCTTTTGATTGAAACTTTATTTCTTTACCGGTGTGGTCATTCATAGTATACCAAGCACCACCTTGTTTTACAAGATTATGTACTTTCAACACTTCTAACCAACTTCCAAAATCATCTATACCTTTATCAAAATAAAGTGGAAATTCCGCACTTCTTAAAGGTGGCCCTAACCTATTCTTGATTACTTGAGCACGTATTTTAATACCAATGGTATTTTTCTTAGTATCTTTAATCTGACCCATATTCTTTAAACGAATACGAGTTGATGAATGAAATGGCAATGCCTTTCCACCACTTGTAGTCCACGGGTCACCAAACATTACACCGAGCTTTTGTCGTAATTGATTTGTAAAAATCAAACATACTCGTTGTCTTGCAATAAGATTTGTAATCTTTCTCATCGCCTTTGATATCACAATGGCTTTTGCTGTAGCCCAACCATCTTTATCAAAGTCAGCATCCATTTCAACTTTTGTTGATGCGGCTGCTAAACTATCTACAAGAATTGTAACAAGTTTATCTTTATCGGACTCTCTGATTTTTGTAACGATTGTTTCAATTGTATCAAATATATCTTCAACAGTTTCCAAGTGAACATATAACATTTTATCAGTATCAATGCCGATAGATTGTAAAAATTCACTCGATACAGCAGACTCGGTATCTATATAAACAGCAAGTCCATCTTTTCTTTGTGTAGATGCTAAAGCATGAGCACCAATCAAAGATTTACCACTACTTTCAAGTCCATTTATTTCTGCAATTCTACCAGCGGCAAATCCACCATTAGGTCTGTTTGATATTGCTAAATCTAATATCGTAGAACCGGTTGAAATCCAATCAGTAACATCAGTTGGAGCTTCTTGTACGCCATCTAAAAAATAAGCTACTTGATGGGATTTAAATTGTTTATTTAACTCTGAAGCAATTACTTCAGCTAATTCATCTCTGTTTGACATGACTTATCCTCTTTTTTATAGGTGGGGCGGAGAAAGGAGGAAACCACCCCACCATCCCGCGGGTTATGAATTGAACAATTTATCAAAATCATCTTCTACTTTAGAAGATGCATTTGTAGTAACCATTTCGGGTTCCGATTCTTCAGAATCACCATCCGACGGATTTAAAAAATTAGAAAGATGGTCTTTCAATTCATCATACGACGGTTCATTATACAACTCTGTTAAATTAGATTGTTCATTCAACAACTTTTCAAGTACATCACCTTCATCTGCCAAAGCAGTCTGATTAGGTTTTACTCGAATAGTTGTTTTCCCATACTGATTGCCTGCTTCGGCTGCAGTTTGGCGTTCAACTACAATATCACGACCAGTTGAGGCATCAGAAATATCACCATAATCTGGGTCAGCAATAATTCCAAGTAATTCCTGATAAACAGTTTTACCAAATCCCCAGAACTTTACTCCCTCGTTTTCTTCTCCACGAACAACGACTGGTGCAAATGTTCTCATCTTTGGTTCAATCCTTTTACCTTGAATCCACTCATCCTTATTTCCACTTGACTTCAATTTGTCAGCAAATTGTTGAACTGGGTCGGGACGACCAAAAGATAAAGGTGACAAAACAGTTTTGTTCGGCACCAAAGAATAGTGAAAAAATAATTCACTAAACGGGTTCTCTTTATTATGTGAATAAGGTACAATTCTAACTTGTGACTTTCCAGGTTGTGGTTTCCAAAAATTGGTTGACGCTGTATTCTGTAACTGATTAAGACGTGATTTTATGGCTTCTATATCCATGTTTATTCTCCTGATTTATTATTTAAGGTTTATTATCTATGTATAAATATAACATAGAAAAGTTTCTTTTTAGTTAATATAATATAACACTTTTCTGATTAAAAAACAAGCGTTTTTTTATAAATTAATTATTTTCAATATTCTAGTAGGTATTCTTGATAACCCTTCTTTATTTGAAATCAATATCATATTTTTGTATATATCCCACGGTATCTGATAAGATGTATCTAATACACCATTATTTATTTCCATAATTAATTCATTTAATGCATTAATTGTATATAATGTATTGGTTATCTTTTTTCTGTGTAATGAAATGGTATTTTTAACTAAATT